AATCCTACCACCTTGATTTCTTCGCTGAGCACCGCCTCCGCCTAACAGACCTCCCAAACCAACACCCAAAGCTTGGCCAACTTTTAATCCAATTAAAGTCGTAATCAACGGCAATACATTTTCTAAAGCTGACGCTATTTTCAGAAAAGCACTAGCTAACTCCAAAGCACCCTTAACCGTGCTTCGAAAACTACTACTATCAGCAAATTGACGTATGAGAGCCGAAAATTCTTCTTTGACCTTAGCTATCTGATTTCCCAATCCTTGTTGAGCAATTTTTGCATCTCTTGCCACAGAGCCAGAAGCGTTTTGGGCAGTGCTTAACGCAAGCTGAGCAGTGGTGAATTGCTGAATCAGAGGGATAACTTTGCCAACCTGGCGGAAACCACCCAACTCTTCTACAATATCGCTAAATCTAGCATCTCTGGGGTCTAATGCCGCTAAGCCCGTAGACAGCCTACGAACAGCTTCAAACGCACCCACAAATTGTCCCTGTGCGTTCCTCAGTTGAATTCCCAGTGCTTTTAATTGGTCAACCGTGTCGGTACGTTGGATACGAGTAAAGATGGTCCTTAAGCCAGTAGCAATCGTTTCAGCGGACTCTCTGGTGGTAGCTCGCACAGATGTGAATAATGCGATTAACTCATTTACACTACCGCCAGCAGCAGAAAACACTCCACCAACTCTACGGATGACAGTAATCAAGTCCCCAGCTTCAACAGCAAAACTTTTGGATACCGCATTAATAGAATCTAATGTGGACTCTAAAAATTTGATATCACCACCGCTTTTAGCCGCCTCTGCACCAAACTGTCTTAAAATAGCAATAGCCCCTTCGGTAGTCTGTTGAATATTATCGAACGTTGCCGCTAAGGTAGTTTGAGCTAATGACTGTAGAGCTTTTTTAGTTTTTTCAGCATTAAAACCAGCCTGAGCCAATGTTCTAGAAACGTTTAATAATTCAGAAGAATTAGTACCAAGACTGGTAGACAATCGCGTAACCTCAGATGTTAAACCCTTTAACTGTTTAACGGATTTACCTGTTACTTGGGAGATTTTAAGTAACTCTCTCTCAAAAGCAACCGCATCGCTCACACCAGATCTGATAGCCCTCGCTAAACCCAGAAAGGTCCCCGTAGCAACAGTAATAACACTAAATCTTCTGGCGGATTGGGCGAGTGTAGCATTTAAGTTCTGCACTGATTTAGCAGATGACTGACTATACCTACTTATTCCCTGTAACTCTTTATTAAGTTTAGCAACTTCCCGAGTATTAGACTTAACCTTTACGTCTACACCAATATCCTTAAGTTGCTTCCTAATTTGGCCAACAATCTGTCTGGTATTTGAGGGTGCCTGTAACTGTAATTGTGCAGTTAAATTAAAACGCTGGGCCATCTTTGCTCCGCTCTATAAAAAAAAAGGGGAACTGTGTTAATGTTCCCCTAAATCGCATAAGTCCTACCGGAAGGATATACACAATTAAACGGTTTTAGCATCCGTTTTTGTAGCTCTTGGCTTTCTTTTGGTAGTTTTGGGTTTGTCTTCAGTTTCTTCTGTCGTATCTTCAGCTTTTTCGGCAGATTTCTCTTCATTTTTAGACTCGACAACAATAGGGTTGCCTTCATCATCTAAGAATGGCTTACGCTCCGCAAGAGACTTTTTAATCCATTCTTCTTCGCCATCTTCATTAGTAATGGAAATGACTTCTTCACCCTCACGATTAACGAAATATATCTCATTTTCATCCTGGTTTTTCTTACCCTCTTCGGTACGGTAGGCGATAAACTTACCTTCCTCGTTAATCAACCTGCCCTCAGAATCTACTAAATGACCATCATCATTAATAAACCTTAAGTCCTCGTTAACAAAATTGAACTCTTTAAGGAATTTATTTTCAACTAAGTTGTTCTCGTAATCAGGATCAAGCCCATATAACATATTGGCCAATTCAGAAGAAGCCTCAATAACCCACGGTTGATCAGCTTGAGAATCGTATGTCTTTTGATCTGGGAAATATGGTTGATTAGTATCCGGATTAATCATACACACACGAACCAATTCAGCAAACCTCGCATTGTCAGCCTGCCCCTCAGCAGAGTTCTGATCTAATGCATTTCTTTCAGCGATTAAAACTTTAAAATCATCCCTTAAATCACGCAACCCAAGTGCTGTGTTCTTTGCTTCGGTTAACTTAATACCACCGCCTTTAAGTTTGTCTTCAGCCGCATTAATATCATTAGCAAATTTCTCATATGTCTTTTGTTTTTCCTCACTCCAAATTCCCTGCTCAGTCATATAATCATTGATTTTCTGACGCAATAGAGCACCAGAATCGAGTGCTTTCCTAAACGCTTTATTATATTCGATTTGAGAATCTCTATACTGTTCAGCTGTGGGGTTTTTGATTAAAACCTTAACAACCTTATCGTCTTTGTCTTTGCTTTCAATAATCTTTTCATTCTTGTCTACCATCTTCGTCTCCTTGTTCTTGAGCCATTGGTAAGTTGATGTAATGTTTCTTACGTGTAATATCGTAATTAACAAATTCCGTTTCCAAGTTCCTTATTTGAGTATTTCCTCTATCCAGTATTTTGGCACGAGCTTCTTCATAAATCTCATGAATTTTCTTTTGTTCTGGGGTTCTCTCTTCTTCCAGAATGTCAAAACCCCACAAAAACCCAAACTGTTCCTCTAAGGTTGATAAAGCACCAATCATAGTAGTTTGAATTTTCTTTTTAGAAGCCTTGAAAAGCTTATCCCTAGAAATATCCTTGTATCTTTCTTCTCTTGCTTGTTTTAAATCAAGCGACTTTTGTAAAAAATTGTTATCCATTTACCTCCCCCTCATTTTTTGTAATCCTTCTTGTCTACCTTGTATTGCCATGTCTTGTTTTATATCATGTAACTGCCTAAAATCTAAACCGCCAGTCGTATCTCTAACTTGGTCAATTTGGTTACTCCGACTCTTAATAGTGGATCTCGCAAGAGGATCGTTTAAGTCATATATTTGATTTGCGGCCTCTTGATTGGAGGCCATTACAAATACCTCTTGTGAATTCGCGATTTTCGAATTCTTAGTGAGTGCATCTACCTCTTGTTGTTTTTTCTGTTTTTCTATCTTTCTTTTTTGCTCTATAAACCAACCATCTAAACAGACATCATCATCGATTATCTTCTCGTTTGGCCTCTCCGGACTCTCATAAACATTGTCGTACATCATAGAGTACGAACATAAACTAATTTGGTTAGGTGTAAAATCTATAGAAGATTTTCCAAATATATCACCAGTAGTCTTAGCAATAGCCCATTGAGATCTCCAAGGCTCATTACGGGCTATCATCCTGAATTCTTCAGACGTTATTGATTTGCTATTTAAAATTCCCATTACCTCATACACGCTACAATTTCTCCAGTCGTATTTAGATCCATCTCGACGATATGTGCAATTTTCCACAATCCAAGCAGATCTTGTAAATTCCGCCGCCCCCCTACAAGAAACATGATCTAATGATTTATTCCTTGATACTATATCCATTCTTTGACGCTCGGCTAACTTTAATCGCATCTTTATTAGACTTAGTTTCTGGGGATCAAAAAACGATTTATAGGCATCCAGTTTTAACTCTTCGATCTTTTTGTCCAGTTTCTTAATTTCCTTATCATCTGCTGGATTCCAGAGATGAAGATCGTATAATAGTTCTCGTAATTCCTGGTCTACGAAAACATTACTGTAATAAGCTTTAGAATAAGCCTCATCATATATTTCGTATGACTCCTCAAGCACATCGCTCGTTGGTTCATACACGTATAGAATAAGGTCGCCCAGCTTTATGCGTAAGCGACCTTTTATTATTCTATATAAGATTTTCTCATAATAAATATCCATCCATTTTTCCTAATTATATCCACTCGCCCAAGTCCTAAATTATTGAGGCTATCGCAGATACTTGATTAAATCTTATTAATCGGAACCACCGTGTACAGTTAATACATTAAAGTTACTGAATGAATAACTAACAGTAGCATTGCCACCACCAGTGTCACCACCAGAGTAAGACACAGAAGATAACTTATTCTTATCTCCGAGATTAATAACAGTACCAGCAGTATCCTTGATGACAATTTCTCTGTTGCCAAGGTTTTCAGCATTACCAGAAACACTTACTAAATCACCAGAAGTAGCAATTACTTCAAATTCAGAAGTTACTTCAACCGGGAATGTGGCATATCGGTGATATGGACCAAATCGACCGAGTTCCTGGATGTTTTCCTGACCAAAGTCAGTACTAACAGAGATACTCTGAATGTGAAGACCTCGACCAAGACCGGTCTGATCATTGCTTTCCAGTTGTGTAATTTCTACAGGAAGTGTAGAACCTTCTATGTCTACATCAGCCCTACGAACAACACCAGATTTTGGAGTATCTGATCCACCAATACCACCACCACCTGTTGGATTGGATGTGCCCCAGGCAGTTATGGCATCTTCGTCAGACTCAATTACGCCAGCTGTTAGGTCATTCCAGAACCTGTCATTACCGACCAATGTTACTGATTCCGTAGCACTACCATCTACTGTGTAGTTATAGGCAACAGAACTAATAAACATACCCGAGTTGTAACACACGTTTCGTGGAACACCAGTAGCGTGAGATACACCATCATCAAAGATAGCAACATACACATCACTACGAGACTTGGTGGCTGCTACCACGTCAGTTTTACAAGTCCCACGACTAGCATGGTCATAAATTAATTTATAACCATCGATAACTTTTTCAATGGTTACTTCAATATCGGCAACCTGCTCAATGTTCTCATAAATTTCAATCTGACCCAGTTCGAAAACTTGATCAAGAGTAAATGTAGAACTCATGCCCACACTTTGCACACCGTGAACCACATCATTATTACCAACAGTAGCGGCACCTCTGGCTGTGATTGCGACAGCTTGGCAAGCATAGAAAATACGTTGATTACGAGCCATTTTAATCTCCTATCTAAATAGGTTAAAAATCCTCTGGTAAAGGCATTTTTATATACACAAAAAAAACTCTAAATGGCTTTTACTTGGGTAGAACAGCTTGTTGTACCCATATATAATTCGGGAGATAATTGTGTAATTTCTGCACCTTTGGAGGAATTAATCCAGCATCTACGATAAAAGAAATTGTCTATCATATTGGGATACATGCCGCTGGGAATAGCATTTTCGTTTAATTCATTTCGATAATTGAACGGTAAAACACCAGAAATAGCCACTGCCGTGGGGTCAAATAGGTGAATAGTTCTATCATTTTGGTAGAGAATTGTATCCATTAAGTTAGCACATTCCCAGTGATTTTCACTCATCACATAGAATACAATTTCATTATTAACCCACTGACCACCACCAAGCTGATAACCTTCTAACGACCTCGCTGGAACAACCTCAATAGCTACAGCTGGAAGTTGAATTCTTGTTTGACCCAACTGAGCCCAACCCCCAGATCCAGTAACTTGAAAATTGTCCTCGGTTCTAAATGATCTACTTTGAAGTTGTCTAAACCAAGGAACACCTTCCGCAGGAACAACCTCTACCCATTTATGACTGTACTCTAACTGTACAGTACTAGTTGTTGTTTGGGCAGTATCAAAAACAACTTTACCATTAGGATAATCAACATAAAATGGTTTTGTTACATTGCCAGTAGCATAGAATGTTCCATCTACAAAAACACCAGAAATCGCAGTGGGTTGAGTAGTAGTAGCACTTATCCCAGTTTCCCAGACCCAGTTTTTTCTATAACCCTCCCACACTTGACCATCAGTATAATTAGGATCATCGACAGACCTTAGGATATGCCTAGAACCACCATAGATGCCTGATTGTGGAATTTTGATATTATAAAAGGATCCCCGATCTAAGAGCCCCCAATCATAAAAAGATATAAAATTATCGAGCAAGATATTAGAAATTGTAACATCTTGAGCATTACTTAGATTAGATAATTGTGTGTGTGGTCCACCGGCCATTATTGAAGAGCCTTTATAATTATGTTTCGTATTTGTGGTAAAATTGGGTTTATAGCCCTAGTGATAAAATTGTTATCTATAGTGCCCGCGTACTGACTATTTACCTTAAATGCGGCGACACCTTCGACCATACGCCCCCCGCCTGTACGTCCATAAGAACCATACTCAACCCCAAAATCAGCGATAATGACCTGTTGCCCCAAAGTTAGCAACCATTCAAGCCACGGTAAAACCTCTCCCTTTTCAGTAATCTGTGTAGCTGTGGATAATGAAAATAAATTAGAATAATCAGCGGGTTGCAAAGTAATTAGAACACCACCCTTAATGCCAGAAGATGATGCAACGGCTTTGCGTGCCTGTACTGATAAACTATTTGTGACAGCATTAACGATATCCGCAGACGGATCTTGTGTTAATCCAAAATCAATACGCAGAGTACCCGAAGACAATGATCGGATTTCCGAACTAGACAACAAAGCCGCAGAAACCAATGGTCTAATCTGTTCCTCTATAGACCTTGCCTTTTTTGATACAATTTTATTAAATATACTAGCCAAACCCTTGTTGATCTTTAGGGCAATAGCACGAGCGGATTCTGTCAGGTTTATAGGCATTTAACCGTCAATCCTATTCCAAAAAGTGACCACGTATTTGATGAGATTGTCTTTAAATCCCTGAGGATAAGACGATCCATTTTTCGTGTATCTCATCTCATCATATTTCTCAATACCATCATATTTTGGTATCATATACTTAGATTTATTAATCTTGTCCATGTCGGTCATAAGAGCAATAGTTTGAATAGCACCGTCTGGGATGTCTATCGCGGGTCCTATATCTGCCCAAGACTTTCGATCCCAGTAAATTCGTAAAACAATATCTTCTGTGGTTTCTGTTGCTCTGTACCCCTTGCCTTCACAATAGGGGCACGGCATACCGCGATCAAATGGAAAAGGTCCACCCGGACGATATACGCTAATAGATCTATTTCTTGTGCCCATAGTATCCATATAGCAATTTGCACACCGCTCACGTTTTTCTGGATAAACCAAAGTAGCGGTGCGTGTGAATAAATCTAAAGCACTGTTGTATATATCGAAGACGGAATTAGGTATCGTGATAGCCATAAAAACCCCCTTATGTTATGATGGACCCCCGTAAGAACCACTTCCATGATAATAGTTAGTGTCATCAAACCGCTCGCTAAACCTATCATCTAAATCAGATATTGAGATATCAAGATTAGAAGCCGACTTTGGTCCAGCGGGAGCTAACCTATTGTTACTGGATAACTCTGTAATCAGTGTGCCAGAAGCACCTAACCCATTAGCACCAGCCACAGCCACTATAGAATTACCAGCATTGGGCTGGGATTCAGTATTAATTATTTTAACAGAAACTGGCATTTATTTATCTCCTAGTCAAAGATGTTACCACGATAATCGAACTGATTAGCATTGAGAATCATACTACCAGGACTATAAGGCCCAAGGATGGCTTGACCAATCGGGGTATCGTTATTTCTATTGTATTGATATTCTTTAAGTAGAGCATCGTATTTCGAACATATGTCGTTATAGAGAGTTGTTAAACTCCCGGCCACTCCTCTAAGGTCTATCGAAGACGGACCATCTTTAATTGCCACAGCATTTCCTGCATTAGTCTTAACCTCACTACCCAACAAGATACATGCAGATTTGTATACCGTTAGAGTTGTAAAGTCTACGTCATTTTCGGAAATTGGATCTGGAGAAATTGATATGGCTGCTACATTCACAGTGTATTCGGTGCTGAAGATAGCATCGTTAAGCACATTGTAGGCACCCACAACTAATATTTGCTTAAGTCTTTCGTCGGTGAAACTCGTACTGTCTAAATCACCTATGATAGATCTTAACATTAATACTAAATCTATATTCCAAGGCATAAATTTACCCACCTATTAGGAGAAAAGGAAACCCTCTACTAATAATACACATAAAACCTAAATAATGAAGATTATCTTGCCGACCCCCAGTAAGCACCACTGCCAGCATAATAAGAAGTCTCATCCATCCTATCTTCAAATCTACTATCTAAAACCCCTATCGGGGCACCGGGCTCGTTAATAGTTCTATCTAATCTATTAGTGTTAGTAATTTCCGTAATCAATGTACCAGAGGCCCCTAAACCCCTAGCCCCACCAACTGAAACCAAAGAATTGCCACTGTTTAATTGGCTCACCCCACTAGAAATAATGCTTGTAATTCCCGTGGAGGCTGCCGGTGTGTCCGATGCCGCAGTGACTACTCCAGAAACAGTAAAGTTAAACGGATTTAGAGTTGTGTCATTATTGACAAAACTAATAGTTCCATGCTTAACACCAAGCACAGAACTATCTAACCGTACAGAAAATGTATCATCTCCAGATGTGGCTATGGAAGTTGCAAGACCTTCGGTTAAAGTAAACCCTGTTGGTATCGTAGGTGTTTCGGTGGTTAAAGCCAATGCTCCACTATTGGCCACTTTAAACGTTCTGGTAACAGTGCTGCCATCTTGGGTAACTGATCCAAAATCAGTACCATCCGTTGTGGTTGGAGTAGTATCTCCATCTGTGATGACATTGTCACTCAACCCAGTGACTGAAATTTCGGCAAAGTCTGATGGCGTGTCGCCAAAAATCATCCACGCATGTGCATATTCTGTGCCATCCGTATTGGTCCAAGCCTCAGTAAGATTGTCCCCACTGGAACCTATTGTTGCTTGCCCGGTAACTGTTTGGGCGTGATTATAATTTTTGAGACCGTGGGCGGTAGAAAAATACGAATCAGTATCTGAAGTTGATTGAGCATCCTCGTCAAGTGCTCCTCCAGATTTTTGCGAGTCACCTTCAGCAGACCAAAACCCTACACCAAGTCGCGAGTCGTCAGTGGAGTCAGTACTGACCGTTTTCATGGACATGAACCCAATAGCTGCTTTAGGGGGAAATCCCGCATCACGATTAACGGTTGAATTGCTTGTTGGTTGGGTGCCCCTCAAAACTTTGACGGCTGGACCTTTGATCGCGAGGATCAGGATTTCGCGTTCTGTCGACCCTAAGCTGTGGTCCCAAGATAATGTATAGCCAGTTGAATCAAGTGAAACGACCGTCGCTGTTTCCTGTGCGGCACCGTGATGTGCGTAAATCGAAATAAATTGGTCTTTCATCAGCGATCTTGTACCCGTGGTAGACTGATTGTTGAGAGATGTTTGATACGAAGAAACATCGGTTGTACCATCACTCATACCCATCCCGCAGTACGACCCAACGTTGGAAAACGGTATGTTCGAACCGGCACTTCCATACAGAGCAATCAACGCATCTGGTTTAAATCCGGGTCCGGTGTATGATACCTCCCCATCCGCTAGAGGTGTTTCAATTACATCAATTGATATATTTTCAATAGCATCTCCACCCAGTGCTAATTGACCAAAAGTCAAACCGCTTTCCGTGACGTTATCCCAGTTTAGGGTCACCCTAGCTGCAGACAAACTTTGTATCGTTGCTGATTCGGTGACCCCCGTGGCACTTTGGGAGACATGGCTAGCTACATGAGTGTTCGTGATTCTAAATTGCGTGTCGCTGGTTCCCTGTCCATTCTCATTGAAGTAGGACACGGTTCCCATCTCGCTGGCATTACCAAAACCAAACGACAGATCAGCATGTGATGAAATCTGTGTTAGATTATTTTGAGTTCCAAGATGAAAAACCAATTTTGGTGCATTGGTTGACCAATGCGACGACGTATAGTTTACATTCTCAGTACCCTCCTCATCAGGGGCCGAATCGTGTTTGGCTTCAGCAAGAAGTACGTTAGCAGTCATTATGCAATCCCTAATGCTGTGTTAAATTCTGACCGTGTACAATAATCCAACTCTGCTCTCATTAAAATTTGGGATATGTCATTTCGAATAACACCCTTAGCTATTTGAGTTGCTGAGTCTGAGTCCACACCAGTAGTAATTAACGAGGTTGCTAAATTAGTAATATTTGTACCAATTTGTGTTTTCACTTTTGCAAATTCAGCTTGTTCACCAGCATCTAAATTGAATCTATCAATCACACCCGCATCTGTCTGTTCACCAGCCAAAATTTCAGTAAAACTTGTAATGGTGGGCCAAATTGGAAGCTTCACCACCTCTTGACCATTATCACCATACCCTCTAAATCGATCATATAAAGCCATCGTATTTTCCCCTTTTAAATATTATAGATTTTCGTATACTCTAAAAGTACCGACATCGGACCTAAATGTACCACCACCCATTACTACTTTTGCTTGAATTCTCCAAGTGCCAACCTCGTTAAAATCACCATCTACCGATGTGTATTTAATTTTACCATCAGTACCATCTGTATTGAAAGAAGCGGTTTTAGTAGTTGATGTTCCAGACGGAGACTGTAATATAAGCTCTAATGTACTGGCCGCAGACACATTAAGAACGGTAGCTGTGCCAGACACACAATCTTTTATAGTTACTAAGATAACAGTACCTATATCGTTATAATGGACTTCTTCTTCTGTACAAGCCATAATCTACCTCTCTACTGTAAATTCTAATTGACGATTCACTTCTAATGTATCATCAAGCTGTCTGTTTATAGTCAAAATAGTGTCTATTTGCCTCTGAATTCCTAAACTAATTTCTAATTTTGTATTCTGGTTTAATGTAATATTTACTGTCTCTGCCATAATATGCCCTATCTAAAAAGATCTATTTCCATTGCTCTTTGAAGGCGAAGTGATAATTCCATACCTATCTCTTCAGGTATCACTGGTGTTGGTGCATCGCCCAACAATAACCACGCATGTTCTCTTTCTAAACCGTCAACACCAGTCCATGTTTCTCTTATCCCCGTACCTGTTCCAGACACAGATGCCGATCCCGTAACAGCTTGTGAATGATTATAATATCGAATAGCATGGGTATCACTAACATAACGATCACAATTCGAAGTAGATACACCATCTTGATCTAACCATCCGCCTACTAAATTGTTATTGTTTTCATCCCAAACTCCTACCATAAATTTAGCATGATCTGTTACGGTTTGTGAAGACACCCTAGCCGCAGAAATACAAATCCCAGCCTTGGGTGTAAATCCAGCCTCAACATCATTAGTAGAATTACTAGTTGGTTGAGTGGAAAATGCGACCTTGACTTTTGGTCCCTTCATAGCAATAATAGTCACTTTCTTGGCTGTGCTGTCAACTGCAGAAAAATTCAATGTATACCCATCAAACTCCATGCTTTTAACAGTTGCCGCATTAAGTGTTGACTTTGTGTCAAGATCATACATCCGTATAAAATCTGAACATAAGACACCAGCAGTGTCTGATGCGGAAGACAACTTACCCCTTGACGAAATCACGGAAACGGCATCCGTTGTTCCATCAGAAAAACCCATAGCAGAAACAGCATGTCTACTGCTGTCTTCTAAAGTATTCGGTGTCATAGTATATAAACATATCAACAAATCAGGATTAAAACCCAAGCCAGTATAACTAATATCTCCAACGGAAGTGGGAGTTTCAATTGTCTGAATTTTAATGTCTTTAATACCTGAACCACCAAGAACTAAAGAACCATAAGAGAAACCATCAAGAGATGATTCTGACCATGTGTGACCCAACGCTGTTGAAGAATAAGAACTTTGAACCGCACGCTCGTAAGTAGCTTTATTTCCAAATATGGCAGTCGCACTATGCGTATCAGAGTGTCTACGGGCCGTAATAGTGCTAGGAACCCCATTAAAAGCACCCAAGCCTATACTGTGATCCAAGGTGTCAGTAGCCCAACCAATGGAATTCCTCATGTCTGCTGTTATTTGAGCAGATGTGCCAACATTGGTAAATGCCAAAAGCATATGGTTACTTGGGGCATAATCTCCCCAATAAGAACTAGTCAATGCTTCGTTTTGAGTAATTGAAGAGGTGGGTGCTGTGAAGGATATTACCTCAGCTAATATATCTGTTGATATAGCGGTCATAAAATCCCCCGCAATCTTATGTCAGAGCGACACACACCATAATATTATACACAATAATAAAAAAGCCGCCCCATTTAGAAGCGGCTTTATCCCCGGAAACTGGTCTATTCTTAGAAAGAGCCAGCCAGAACACGTCGGTTGTCAAGAACACCAAAGCCAATTTCGGCAGTGCCGTAATAACCTTGTCGTTGATGACGATGCAGAGCTTCGTCTTCGAAGATTTCAACTTCCTGCTTAACAGGCATAACAAAACTATCGTTTGCAGCCTGATCCAGACCGATAACTAATTCAACATCGCTAGAAGCGAGCGAACCACCAAGATCGCTGGTAAAGTAGGTTTGATATTCCTGACCATCACCAAACTCAAAGATATCGTGCAGGTTAACACCAAACACTCGCGTGATTGCCGGACCATCATCAGTAGCGGTGTAGATTTCTCGTCGAGAAACTTCATCCAACTGATCAACGCCCCAGTTACGAATATCTTCAATTGCTTCTGGTGAGCAGTAGAGGTCTGTCAAACGACCTGGAGCAGTAACAGAGTTACCACCACCGTTACGTCGCATAACAGTCTTCAAGAGACTAACCAGACGCTTGGTAAACTGACCAGCAGCAGCATCAGCATCGTAGACCAAGATATTACGGTCTACAGCAGCAGCCAAAAGTGTGTGCCAGCCATCATCGTTAATCTTCTTAACGAATGAAGACTCCAACACCTGCATAGCACGAGAAACAATGTTCCAGTTAGCACTACGAGCATACTTCAGCAAGAAATCAATCGAGCTGGAGATACCATAGGTATTAACCATCACATAGTCACCCTCAACATGTCGCTCAGGAATCCGACCATTGCCAGGATTTGTATAGGCAACATGATCAGTTTCTGTGCCGGGAGCCAACAAGTCCAGAGGAAATTCTGGAGATGCGGCGGGTTCTAAAGGCATCGCTTCATAGATAGATGTTACAACATCACCAAAAAGCACTCCCTTACGAATAGGAACTTCCAACGCCTTAGCAATTTCCCGTTGAGCAGTAAATGCAACTGCTCGGTCGGAACTGCCGGATCGTCGGAGCAGTTCAATAAATTCATCAGTAGGTCTGTTTTTACTAGCCATTATAAATTTCTCCTTTGAGGTTCAGTTAGTTAAGATACTAGGCTATTCAGCGATCTGGCCGCCAGAAGGTCGAGCAGTATTCGGAAGATCAATATACACTTTGGCATATCCATCTTCGTCTTTCGTGCCCAAGAATCGACCAACAACCTTGGCACTACCGGTATGGTCACTATTGTCAGTACCCACCCAGCTAGCAGCAATGTTGCCACTATGAGCCAGATACGCAAGAGCACCAGCGGTTGGTGTGCCAATGATGTCGTCAGTTACAACAGTACCCTTTTGAAGCAGGGTAACCTTTCCACCCTTTTGGACTTCATCCTTGTGCTGGTTAAGGTGCTGACGAGTCAGGTCAATATTGACCATATCATTCAACAACAGACCAACAGGAATCTTTCCAGAAGGTTCGGCAGCATAAGTAACCAAGGCAGCACCTTGATCCATAGCTGAACCTGATCCAGCAGTGCTAACACATGCGATACCACCGCGTGTAGCAGTTTCATTCATAAAGAACGAAATGTCAGTTTGAAGCGTACTTCTATCAGTTTTAAGAGCCATTATCGAATCTCCTTTGTGAGTTTAAATTAATTACTTTTCGTCTTTCGGGACGTGTTGTAAAACAGAACCAAGCCATTCACTGGCCTGTGCCCGCAGAGATTCGGCTGGATCATCTTCACCAACAGCCTCTGCGATAGCCACTTCTTCAGTTTCTTCGACTGACTCAAGATCAGCTTCTGAAGCTTCTGAAGTTTCTACCTCTTCTTCTAAAACAGTTTCATCTGCTTTAGCATCATCTTTTTTATCCGCTGTTTTCTTCATAGGAACTGCGGCTTCTTCTTCTTCTTTCATAGCCTTTTCTGGCTTAACTCTAGCCAAGGTTGTAAGAACCTTAGCAAAAGTGTCGTTATCTACATCTTCAAAAGATGCAAGAGTAGACTCTACAGCTTCTGCTTCAAGACCAGCATCCTCAAGTGCAGTCTTGCGTTCCATTCTAGCTTCCTTCTTCTTCATTTCTCGCAGTTCTTTCATCTTGTCTTCCATATCTTTTTCGCCGTGCTTAATTGCTTCAGCTTGTTCAGCAATTTTAGCTTCGGCTTCTGAGATCTGGGTTTCGAAACCAGAAATCTGCTCATCTTTTTCAGCAAGAGTTGCTTCAAAAGTAGCGATTTTGGCATCGAATTCGGCTTGCTGCTCAGCAGCAACCTTTTCTTGCAATGCATCATTAGCAGCTTTAGCTTCTGCTAATTCAGCTCGCAGATCATCGATCTGCTTTTCATAACTGTCAGACATCTTAATCTCCTTTATAGAGGATATTGTTAATGTTTTGTCTTTTGTAAAAGAAATATTTTCACCACCATAAGATCCGGTCCTATCTAGTATAACACTATTAGGATTAGCAGGTTTTGAAACTAAGCCTTTACCAGAGAACGATAAGTTTCTTAATAATCTGCCAACTCTATAGTTGTCGTATTCACCAGTGCCGCCATAAGCCCGTAAGTGCTTGGTTAAAAACGCAGAAGCCTCGTCACGGGTAACGACCTCGGTCTGACCATCCTCTCTCGCAAGAGCATAGTCAAAATCAGGGAATAAACATTCCATAGACACAAACCATTTACCTTCTTCTATCTCAGCAACAATTTTTCTCATTCGTTCTCGCTGAGAAGGATCGCTCCATTCCGTATAAACAACCGCTGTAGTTAAAATGTTAAATGTGCCTGGAAGAGATTCGTCCGACACAATTTCATTTCCCTCTACATCAACCACTGTATTACCAGTGATATGACCTATAATATCTCGCTCATCATGCATAAAGTTAAAAGGCTTGTCTTCAGGGGTATCCCTAGCATCCCACAGTTCCTGCGGATGGAACACATCATCATTCTTATTCCAACCGGCAGTAACCAAAATCGATCTTAGGTAGTATAAGTCAATTTGATCCTTGTTCTCAGCAATTATTTTTTCTAATGCCGAAGACTTAATATTAATTTCCGGTGTAAAAGATTCCGCAACGATGTCCCAAGCGAGGGTATTATTCGTTAATACCTGGTCGCGTAAACCATCGTCTATTTCTGATTGATATATCTTCATGTAAAACCTCCAGATCGTAATACACAAAAAGTTTTATATATTGGAATTTATTGGTTTAAATTGGGGTCAACAGCTACGACAGAAGCGTTGATATACTTCATCTCAGATGAATTAGGTAATCTATTGTTATGGGATTTAAATGATTCAATCTCATCTTCAATAGCATTTTTAAAGGCAAGAGAAGGACGAGACCCAGAATCAACTAATTCCTTCACTAATTCGGGAGTGATTTCCATAAATGGTTTAATACCCGACAATATACAAAGCTTTAAGTAGTCTACTTGAGACATTTCTGCCTTACTCAAGCTCCGCATATTCTTTTTATCAAAGTGGGCTAATGCAATAGGAGACAATATTTCAGATATTTGATCTTGAGCAGATACGGCCCATAATACAGCAGCTGTTGGAGTACCTGATTTAGGTAATACTCTTTTCCGCTTTCTCTTCGTTGAATCTTTAGAGAAGTCTGGGCGACCAACTGGATTAATAGGTCGCTCTTTATCTTCTTCATCTTTGTCTTTATTATTAGGAGATGGGGGTGGTGCCACTGGCTCTTCTGGTTTTTCCGACACAGGAATACCCATATCATCAAGATATTCATCAGCTAATATATCTTTAGTTAAAGCGATTTTAGCAATATCTTCACGATGTTGTGGGTTATGATAAGGACTCGCCTTATCGGGTATAACATCATCTCTTCTATCTTTTTCTTCTCTTCTTACTCTAACTTTTTCCATACTGGGCATTTCCTTGAATCTTTCCAATAGAGTCTCGTTAGAAATAATATCACGGTCCGCCAATTGAATAAGCAAATTCTTTTCAGCGGCTTCATCAGAAAGAACAATAGAATCGAAATGTATTTCAGCGGGATACCTAAAACCCATAGCTTTTCTAACTAATTCAATCTCATGCCTCCAGAACTGCTTTAATACATCGCGACCATATTCCAGTCTCTCAATCAACGTCTTTAAAGAAACATAATTATTCGTATACCCGCCACTACTACTGGCACCAGTTAAAGTAGGAGGAATACCTAGTCCAGCATATATACTGGTCAATACTGGTTGATACTTTTCAGTGCCTAAGAATTTGTATACCTGTGATTGACTCTCTGTGAATTTGAGTTCTGGACCCCATACCAAATCCATAGTACCACCACCAACATTGCTGGCCAAGATATCTCTCAGCTTATTAATAGCAGCTTTAGTGGGGATAATCTTATGCTCCAGATCACCCACGGTCCATAATCGAACATTAGAAATAGCACCATCCAGAGCCGCTAAGTCAGCAAGCTTCATCTTTTCAAGCATTATAATATCATCCAAGATCGCATGAATCATTGGATTGGCCCATAACAACCAGTCATCCTTTTTGTAGTAATAGAATGCTACATCGTCAGGACTTAGGGGAACTTTTCGATCTCCCTCATGCAGTCTTTTCTGTAGATCATTAGGCAATGTCTTGAATACTGTTCGATTTTTGGTCGAACTCTTTACTAATGACTCATAAGTCATTTTAGACATATTTAAAACAAATTCAGGTTTGCCAACAACCTGACTACCATAATCTTGAATATCTACCGCTAAGGGATTTAAGAAATCATAAGTCCAAGGGACTTCTCTTTTATTTACTTTAATGTTTTGGATTACAATATCTTGCCCAGCAGTTTTTCGTAACTCTTTTTCTTTCTGGGGATTTAATTTAGCGTTTCTTCTCTTTACTACAACATTGCCACAACGATACAAATAATTCAAGAACCTTTCAGATCTATCAGTGCCATTAACCTGTAAGAACCACTTACGATAAAACTTCTCAACATTCTTGTTTGGATGAACAATTGTTAAACCCTGAGCAGCAAAGTCACTCATCAAGTCGATAACATTTCGAACAATACCAACTCTATCATAAGCCTGCATACACATCTTCATAATGCGTTTTTGATAATTAGAAACAGATTCGCCAGGTCTAAACTGGTCATAATCTTCTCGGAGAAATCCCGTTCTAACAGAGCGGTTTGGCTCAATATCAATATAGCTTGTTCTGCGACCATAAGCTACAGCCTTTTGAATGCCGTCATAAGCTTCGACATTATCCGATGTAGCAGCATATGCTTGTTCTTTTTGTGAATCGCTATCCCATGTTTTGTATAAATCAGACATTTGTATTCGTCTCCAGGGTAATGGCATTGGTAATAGTATTACTAATTAGACTATACACAATTAATAAATATCTTGCATTTTTTCAGTAAACCAAGCTGGACCATAAAACATCTTATCATCTTCTGGTTTCCTCTTTCCTTCAGCAAGTGCGAATCCACCAATAGCTCCATATTCTATTATATCTTTTTCAGTACATAGTATGCGGGCCGACATATTCGCCATAATCAATGATGAATACCGGTCTTTTCTCAATCTGCTTTTCTTTCCAGCCGCCACTTTAATCTCTGGTGTGTCCCATCTCTCGCGACCCGCTGGTGTTTGAGTCATCACAATCATAGATAATTCATCTTTAAGCTCTTCGATCTCCATAACAGAATCTTCCAAGGTGTCATACTTCCTACCAGCAAGCTTATCATCTTCAATAGACAGTCCTATACTAGCAGCGTCAAAGAATGGAAAGAGCACCACTTTATCTTCAAAATCTTTTCGAAGTCCGTGATTGGCTTCGGCCAACCAGTCCGCCTTAGCAAATTGGCACATCCTAAGAATGTGTAATCCCGATTTGTGGTCTGTATCTTTCTCCTTGTTCTCGTCCACAGTGGGCCATATGGCGACTTCTCCTTCGGGTATCTTATCTTTGTCGTGCAATGCCTCCATGACCGCTATACCGCCCCCCTGAGCGTCCATAGCGACCTCTAAGCAAGGATACACTTTCATAAGTTGTCTAATCTTCTTAGCACAGTAAGAATAGAAGTCATCTTCATCCACAAGTTTAGATTTTAACTTATCTTTATGTTGTTGACGATTCGTAGTCCAGCAATGCACAATTCTTCTGTGGTCGGGATGTAGTTCAAGCACAACAATGGAAAAATTGTCAACTTCAGATGCTGGGTCGACACCAAATACATATTTCTTGTCTGGTGAGCCCTTAAGGCCCGCCTCAAACATAATTTCGCCAGAAGGTAAGTTGATGGGTTTATGAGGAGAAGCCGTACAGGACTCAAGCAGGCTCCTCTTAAAGAACCCCTGACTATCTGTGGTGAAACAGGCCCCATACTCCATATTATAGATTCCAGCATGTACAGTCGCTTTTGCTCTTGCTACTTGCCCTTCATCCATAAAGCCATCTGGCAAAGTGCTAACAGGCATTCTAATTACAGAATACTCAGTCCAATCAAAGCCTTCAGGAACCTCTCCATTAAACACTTCCTGTAGTTTAAATTTGTCACCACCACTTTTTACGATACTACAATATCTTTTCCAATAATCTGCGAAGTGATTAAAGTCATAATAAGCCGTTCCAGATAAAATAATCTGATTGGATTTTTCCATCATTTCTTCGTTATTCTGCTCAACGCCAACACCTAACTCTTTAGCTTTTTTGTTCTTAGCTTTTTGTTTTACCTTCTCAATAGGAGAGGCGGCCACAGCAGCAAAACCAGCCACAACATTTTCAAAGATGTCACGAGGAATAGAAGCAAATTCATCAGCAATGATATCATTAGCACGCTGACCACGAATCTTACTGCCATCACCAAGAGGTAGACATGTAATGGTGCTTTGACCAATATGCATTACACACCTGTCAACATCTCGTCTTGGCCCACTATTACCACCGCATAAATCCCTAAGAATAGGGGCATTCTTCCAAATTGTGTCCATATACTCAAACAGGACCTTAGATTGCCTAAAGGCAGCACCCACAACGATAACTTTTCGTCTGGGCATAAATAAAGCCCTCAGCAAAGGATACACTGAGAGCAAAAAGGATTTCCCCATACCTCGACTACCAATCAGCATAGGAAACTTCCTATTCCACATTTCATACAGAATCAGAGATTGAAATGGGGATAATTCTACATTGAGAATGTACTTACAAGCAAAAGAGAAATACTCTGGTCGCATTAAAAGCCATGCGATTTTTTCCAGCAGTCTATCTCTATCTTCTTCGTCAAACACAAAGTCCATAGGGTTGAAGAGCTTACTTTCGTCTACCTCAATTCCTAACCATGCGTCATTTATTTTTTGTTGTTGGTCTATCATTCGCTGAATCCATAAGAAAACTCATTACTTTAGCATTTCTCGGATCATCGAACAAACCAATTAATCCTGTGGAAATCCTTGAAACAGCCTTCTCTTCCTCTTCGTTATTTTGTAAATAATATAAATGCCAAACAGCATGTAATATCTCGTGCAGTAAGGTGTCTCTTACCCCCGACATAATCATGCCGCAGTAGACCCTAATTAATTTCTTTTCGTTACAACAATCTCCATAGGCCTCCCTTTCCTTATGGAGTTTCTCCGACATTTCCTCTATAACATACTCATGTCCCAGTACATAAACCTTAGAAGGTAATTTCTTCGTTCTCGTCATGACTGCCCCTTTTGTGAAAAAGTTCGTTCAGTCGTTTAAAGATACTATTACAAGTTAAAAATGCACTGTCTTTATTGCCGCAAAAAATAATCTTAGTATCGTACCATAGCTGAAATTCAATTAAACACTTTAAAATATACTTTCCTGTAACTTTGACATGTGATCTTAATTTCTTGGGCACATTCGAACCCTCTGGATATCTAATGATATCATTCATATCAAACTCACAAATCAAAAAGGAAAACTCATAGTCCTTCATTCTGTCCATTTCCCGTAGAAACGCAGATTTCTTCCTTCCTAAATTCATAGCAATTTCAGACACAGATGCTTTTCTCTCGATACAAACCACATCTTCAAATCCCTTGAGTGTATAGTCGCCAGTATGAAGAGCATCCATATCCATCCCCTCACATTTGTCATATTCTGTGAAGGTCCATCCATCCTTTTCTCTCGTGTCCTTTATTACCCTATACTTAGACATATTTAGTCTTTAACCCTTCGTACAGTTAATATACCGTTTTCATATTTAATCCGTAGTTGTCCTTGTTGTCTCATCGATCTAGTCTTCTCATATACCTCACTAGCTTCTTCCCGTGTGCATAACCATGTTGAGCTAAGACCAACCCCGACACTGAACACATCGTCTAGTGTCACTCCAGTCGTTGGCTCTGCAACAGGTTCTGGGGCTGATTCTGGTTCTGGAATTAGTTCTGATTCTGGTTCTGGTTCTGGTTCTGGGGTTGGTTCTGGATCTACGCTTGGAGCTGCAAAAGGTGCCGCAAAACTAAATAGTTTTTTTTCGTCAGTCATTGGTATCTCCCTGATTAATCAGATTTAAAAGATAAGAAATGTAATGATTTTCCTTGCCGGTAATAGCCTTATGACATTTGCTACATAAGGTGATACCATTACTAACATCATACCGTAAAGATGAAGCACTGGACCATTTTATAATATGATGAACTTGTAATCTTGCTTTCCTACCCTTCTTTTTACACATTTTGCAGGTTCTCTTGTCTCTCTTGAGCACATCCATCCTAAATCTCTTATATTCTGGGTCATTGTAGTCTCTTTTCATTTTCGATGTCGCTATCTACCATCAGCTTAACTAATTCGCTGAATGAAGTTTGAGGTCTCCAATTTAACACAGTATTTGCCTTAGCGGCACTGCCCTTTAAGAAATCCACTTCTGCTGGCCTATAAAACTCTGGATCAACCACCACATAATCGCTCCAATCGGAAATTCCAATATAATCAAATGCCGCATCTAAAAATTCTCTAATTGTATGTGTTTCTCCTGTACAAATCACATAATCGTCTGGATTATCTTGTTGCAACATTAACCACATCGCCTGAACATAGTCTCCAGCATATCCCCAGTCCCTTGAAGCCTCTAAATTACCAAGACGCAACTTTGGGAAAGAATACTGCTCTCCAGAGGCAAATAACCTATCACAGTCTTTTGTTAAGACATTCTCTTGATCAATCTGCATTTTATTCAGCCATTGCTGGAAAGCTCCTATCCACTTAGTGATCTTCCTCGTCACAAAATGCTCACCACGTCTTGGACCCTCATGATTAAATAGGATCCCGGAGTTTGCATGAACCCCATAAGCCTCCCTGAACAGTCTCGTCATGTAGTGAGCAGCACATTTTGCAATAGCATATGGAGATTGTGGTAAAAATTTAGTGTCTTCATTTTGATATCTATGACGATGATACTCTAAATCTGCGT